TAGTGAAGCGTTTCCAGGAAGCGCATCCACAGATTAAGAAAAATAAAGAAGAGGCAATCGCCTCCGCAATCCTGGCGACAGAGATCGTCTTAGAGTCGATTGCTTTAGGAGATTTAGATCTTAGCCACTGGGCAGATATAAGAGAAGACATCATAAATTTGTAAGCCATGAAGCCCACAGAGAAAGCGCAGGAGATTATTGACTACATTGCAGGAACACATCTAAAGCAATACGGCAAGATTCACATGAAGACCGTCCTAGAGGAGGCTTCGATGAATGCTAGACTTATCATTAAAAATAGAATCATCGACGGACTAGACGCGACGTACTGGCGCGAAGTTAGACGCGATATAATGGCAAGACAATGACACTAGAGGACCAATGCTTTCACGCTGTCGTAAACGTGCGAATCGCACACGAACAGCAAACGATTTCGGACTATTCTAAGATCATGAAGTATTATAATCCAGAGGTCAAAGCTTTCGATCTAATCCTGGATAAGATTAGCGAAGCGGAGGCAGAGATCAAGCGATTAACCGAGCTGTTAAATTCTTAGGAATGATTTGTAGGATGTAACAAATTTTTAATATATTTGTGACATATTCAGCGGAAGGGGTGAGAGTCTTCCGGTGAATACGGGTTAAAAAACCACTAAGCCAGTCTGATCTCTCACTCAGCTGGCTTTTTTATTTTATTATTATGCAAAAAGACGCTTATTATTTCCCTCACTTCTGTAACGCTAGACACGATCGTAAAATTAAGCGATTAAGAAAGGAGCTAGGACTGGAAGGATACGGAATTTATTTCATGCTCTTAGAGACGCTCAGAGAACAGCAAGACTTAATGTATCCGATCGATGACATCGATCTATTAGCTGAAGAGTTTGGAACGTCGGAGCAGAAGATCAGAGTCGTGATCTGCAACTATGAATTGTTTCAACTGGATCCAGAACAGAAATTCTTTTCTCCTAAAATGTTGATTTACCTGGAGCCCTATTTTAAGATGAAAGAACAGCGCAGAGAGGCCGGCTTAAAGTCTGCTGCTAAGCGACTTAGCAACGACCGTTCAACGACCGTTCAACGACCGTTCAACAAAGAAAAGGAAAGTAAAGAAGAAGAAAGTAAAGAAGAGAAAAATAAAGTAGAAATTAAAACTACTTATTCTTTGAATCCATTAAGGAATGAATTGTTCGAAAAGTGGATTAAATACAAAAAAGAAAAAAAATCTACTTACACGCCTTCTGGAATTAATCAACTCCTTAAAGAATGGGAAGAAGTTCCAACAGCTGACTTAGAGAAAGCTATAAATATAAGTATCGCTAACAACTGGCAAGGACTATTCCCTCCTAAAAAAAATAATTTTATTCCAGGAAGTAATGATTCTAAAAATTCTACTACCTTGCAAGACAAACCTATAATAAATCAAGAATGGCTTTAAAACTAAACCTTAGCGATCTACACCTGGAGAAGGACATTATCGCTCACTTACTCAGCTATCCTCACTTATTTTCTGAGGCTGACAAAATAATCAATGCTGAATCCTTCACTGACACTTTATTTAAGGCGTCATATTTGGCGTTTAAGGAACTATCGCTAGAAGATAAGAGGATCACTAGAGCAGATGTATTTCGTGTCCTTAAAAGCAAAGAAAAAGAGAAAGGAATTTCTTCGGAGCTGGTCCTGAAATTAATGCCAGACCGAGTGATTAATCTGGAAGATTCCTGCTATCTGCTAAAAGAGACAGAAGGAAAGAGAAGATTTTATGATCTTGCCTTCAAGATCCAGGCGGCAATCCTGGATAACAAGGAAGTATCAGACTTACAGACGATCATCGAGAAGGAGATGGACTCACTAGAGCGATCTATTGAATCGACAGAGGTATTCGACATCGCTAATCTTTACGATGATGTGATCAATCGACTAGAGGCAAACGCTGGAAAGATAAAATTCTCAGGGATCGACACTGGATCGCGTGAACTCAACTATATCCTTGGAGGATTCCAGGAAGGAATGACGGTCATCGCTGGGCGTCCAGGTATGGGAAAGACAGTCGCTGGATTGCAACACGCTAAGAGCGCTGCGAAATCTGGTAAACGAGTTCTATTCCTTTCGCTTGAGATGCCAAAGGAGTCGCTCATGTATCGTCTTATCAGCTCCGAGAATTGCGACTATAAATACAGCGATCTAAAAGCTAACCGAGTAAAGCCGGACGATATACTTAAAATACGCAACTCGAACGCGTCGATCCTTAAATCGCTTCCGATCTTCTTCTATGACTCTGATAATCGTGACATAAACTATCTGTCTATGATCCTGACATCGGAAGCCAAGCGCAATAAGATTGACCTGGTAGTTATCGACTATCTGCAACTAATCAGAGACAATCAGCTAAAGGATCAGTCAGATTTCGCTCAGGTTTCTTCCGTATCGAATAAGATCCAGAAGCTAACCAGGAAGCTAAAGATTCCGATCATCGCTTTATCTCAGCTATCCAGGGGAATAGAGGGGAGATCATCAAGACTTCCACAGCTATCAGACATTAGAAGCTCTGGGAATGTAGAGCAGGATGCGATCGCAGTGATCGGATTATATCGCGACGATTACTATAAATACACCGACGCCAGGGCTAACAATACAGCCAAGGGACCGGACGATAATATCCTGAACTATGTGATCCTAAAAAATCGAGACGGGGAGACTTGCACGATCGATCGATATGTGGATATTACGACAAACCGGATCGCGGATTCTTACGAGGAGCTCCAAGGGTTTAAGCCAGTCTACCAGGACAGCGCGATCAATACGATAAAAAATACATTCGAGGAGGCTAAATTTTAAATCATGATCATAATAAAAGGCCAGGTGCCTAGCAAGTCAAACGGATACCGGATCGGAGGAAATCGCCTCTATAAGACGGTCGATCTAAAGGAGTACGAAGTGAGCTTTGAGTGGCAGATCAGAAAGCACAAAGGCGAAACGATCAGCGTTCCCTTCCAGATCTGGATCGATGTCTACTTCCAATCTAACAGATCTGACCTGGACAACGCGGCGAAGGTAATTCTTGACTGCCTTCAGAATTGTGGTATGATCCAGAACGATCGACTCTGTTCTGTCCTGGTCATGAGGAAGCACATCGATAAGCTAGATCCTAGAATTGAGTTTGAGATAAAAAAAATAAACGAAAAATAAAATGGGAAATAAAAAGACGGCAGTAGAATTGCTTTATGATACAATCATCATTTTCCCAGAAAGTGTTGAAGATTTAGCACATAACGCTCGTTCATTTAAGAAGGCTCAACAAATGGAGAAAGAGCAGATAATAAATGCAGTTTCTGCAGGTTGGTATTATCATGAAAATGATAAAGTAAGCTGGATGGGGGAACAGTATTATGATGAAAACTTTGGACACTAATAAAAATCTGCCGGACAATTATAAGCTGTGCATCGCCTGGATCGAGTCAGAATTGACACGAGAGACACGATCGATCACACTGCCTGGTGTTATCATTAACGACTTAAATCATTCGCTTAGAATCAATCTTTTGCGAATCTTAAATAATCACGGATCCGAGCGGAGGTCTGCCTTCTTGAGGACCAAAAGAATAAAGGATTACATAAACAAAAACAAATGAAAAAGCTAAAAGAAAAAGAGACGATCATCATCTACGCTGGACTAATCAACGCGCTGATCGATCACATCGAGGCAGACTTCCGTCCGTCGATCTTCAATCGCCAGGCGCTGAAGATGAAATCGAAGAGCGTTCTGGATGAACTGCTAAAGCTAGAGCAGGAAATCTACAAAGGCGATCCGAGTGGAGAAGTCACTGATCAGTACCTAGATGCAGGAAAGCTTATGATCCTATTCTTTCGCCTGGGCTTGGAGATGACCGAAATGTCAGAGACTAAGAGCGAAGGTCTTAATACTCAGCTGAATATATTATTAAAAAACTATGGGGTAAATTTGGAGTTTTAAAAAAGATTTTTTAAACTTTGTACAACCAAACGAAAAACCAATGAATAGTAACGCTGAACAAGTGGTCAAACCTGATCACTATCAAGGAAAGGGAGGACTCCAGGCGATTGACGTGATCGATGCTTTTGGGCTTGGGTTCTCCCTAGGTAACGTAGTCAAGTACGTTCTAAGAGCAGGCAAGAAACAAGATCGTCTTCAGGATCTTGAGAAAGCGATGGAGTACTTAAAGTATGAAATCGAAAACACGAAGAAGATCGTGAAGGAGGTCGAAGCTTACATCGCTAGTTTACCAGAGGATTTATAGTGAAGAGCAGAAACGAGATAATCGAGGAGCTTTACCTTTCGAAGGATATAAGCCAGGCGCTTCGCAAGATGCAACCGGCTAGCCTCCGCGACGATCTTAGGCAAGAGATGTTCATCTCTCTTTGCACTCTAAGCGACGAGAAATTCTGGAATCTTTACGAGAACAACGCGCTGAAGTTCTACCTGGTCCGGGCCATGCTAAACATGATCCGAAGCACTGGGATGAATCAGCCTTTCTTTCGTAACTTCCGGGCGAAGTTCGAATCGATAGAGGAGATCGAAAACCTGGAGGATCAGATCGATAACTCGAAGGACCAGAAGGAAATTCTTTTCGATTTGCTAGATAGTAAGAGAAAGACGCTGTGCTGGTATGAAGACCGACTGCTGGATCAATACGTCGAATCTGGTTTTAATCAGA